GTTATAATGTAATCTGAAATTCCACCATCTGCATTTTTCGTTTTAATCATTTGTGCTGGGTTATTTACACTTCCAGATTGCCCTGCTCTAATTAATTTATAACGATTTGTGCCAACACTAACTAAACCTACATTATCCCATTCTGCTTTTGATATTAATGGAATACCATTATCTGCAAATGGTCGGTTTTGATTTAACCTCATTGGATTAAATTGTGGGCTGCCTTCTTTGTAACGTGCAGGCAACTTAAAATCGGGCATTTTAACTTCTTCCATATTCCAAAACGTATTGCTATCCATAACTTGAAATAAATACGCTTCAACATCATTACCATTTATTCCCCGTCTAAAATCTAATGGAAGAATATAATTGTGGTTGTTTAACTTTGAAATGCCACCTGTTACAGCATCTATCGATTCCTTATATAATCTTTTATCTATTGCGTTATTTGTTGAAGTTACTTTAGCATCGTCTAATGTAACGTAATATGCCATTACTGCGTCACGAACTGCCTTTGTAACAAACGGTGGTTGGTTATCATAAATTCCTGCTGTCATTTCATTCCATGTTTCTGTTGCTTGACTCATAAGTGGTTTTTCAATGTTGTATAACTCAGGATTAGTATTAATTTGATTTTGTCCTTGAAGTATTGTTTGAGCTAATCCAAAATTATTTGTATTTGCAATTATTTGCCCAGCCACAGCCATTGAGCCTTGACCGTTTTTAGCTAAATTAGCAAAAATACTATTTTGTGGGTCTACACTTAATGCGGCTACTAATGCTAATTTTTGAGCCATAGGAAAAACATTTTGTCCTTCGTTTTCTAATTTAGTAAATGATTTTAATTGACCTACTAACGTGTCTACTTGTTTAGGAAGAAACATAGATACTGGGTTGCCAGCTATGTCGCTTGCTTGATATGCATATTTTTGCAATTGTTTATAGCTTGCAGAAAATTGGTCAAATGTTGCTTGAATATCACCAGAGTTTTCTGCTGCACTAATGTCTTCAAATAATGTTGTAATAAATCCTGTATATTCATCCATGTCTTCTGTCGACACAATACCCATGTCAACTAATTGTTTAATGCCTTTATGTTCAAAAGCGTTTTGCAATTTATTTTCTGCTTCTACTAAATTTAAATACAACGGATATGTTTCAGACGTATTAGTTGCTTCTCGCATATCTTGCCGCGCTTTAGCATCTAAACTTGTATACTGTTGTATTGACCGCACATTTTGGATTACTTCAAGCGCAGGCCCTCGTTCTAGTTCAGGCATTAAAGCAATACTTGTTTCTAGTTCGTTTATATCTTCTGGAGGAAGTTTGTCTCCGTTCATTGCCATTTTTAATAGCGTATTAAGGTCATTTCTAATTACTGCATTTTGTGCTGCGGTAGATGATTTATTAATTGACTCGCGCCGATTAATGTCTGTTTGTAATTGCGCTAAATTTGTTATTGTTTGTTCTTGTGTCCATTCGGACGGTTTGTTAATTCTAAACTGTTCAATGTATTGAAGCGCTGCACCAGAGCCTTGTTCGTTAAATATTCGATTAGCTTCTGCTGTAATTTCAGCATCTTTTTTTGTAGCGCCAAGACCCTGTAATGCTGTTGCTTTGTCAAAGTTAGGATTTGCAGCGCTATAAGCCTCAATACCTTCACGAAGTTGACGAAAATGCATTTTTGCTTTTGTATTGTCACCAGAAACAATAGCATCGGTCATTTCGCGTGTTAACATTGATTGAGTATTTTTTACTGCTGCATTTGCGTTTTTTAATTCTTGTGCTAAATATTTATTATTTAATGATGTAAATAAACTAGATATTTTTCCTTGTGCTTGAGGGATAATAGACGGTGCTATAACAGGGTCAATTGACTTGCTAAAACCTTCAAAAAAACCTTCCGCTACTTTTTGAAACTCTGCGGGATTGCGTGAGCTATCATTTAAATATGGTTCTGCAATTGCATTAATATTACTATCAAAGGACATAGCTACTTCAGCTTTATATCCTAATTCAATTTGTCTGTTATATTGTTGTGCGCCCGGAATTATTCCTAACCGTTTTTCTGGCATTTTAATAGGTTCGTTATTTTCAACAGCGGCTGTTTTAGCTTCATCTATTTGTGCTTGAGCTAATTCTGGTGCTATACGTTCTGCTTCGGCTGTTCCAGCACCGCTTGCTAAACGCCTTATTTGTGCAAATATTTCAGCATTAGCTTGATTTTTTGCACCAGCCGTAGGGTCTCTACCAATAGGTCTAAACTGTGTGCCAAGCGATTGAAATGTAATAGGTTCTCTTGCCATAATATATCCTATGTAGTAAACGATTCACCCATTAACGCTGCATCCGTTATACCACTTAATCCTTGACTAAACACTTGTCTGCGCCCAACTGAACCAGCCATGTTTCGTTCACGCTGTCTTTGTGCTTGCAACAAATTAGTATTTAATGATTGCAATCCTTCTGCTAGACCTGTTTTTTCGGCTGCTGCTAAATAAATAGAACTTGGTGTTCCTTCTAACGAAAACCCAGAATCCATACTGCCAACAATATTTGCAGCCAGTATCCTATTGTTTTTTTCTCGTCTTTTAAGTTCTTCGGTTTCTGCTGCAATACGCTCTTGTTCTGCTTGCCTTTCAATAGACTCTTGTTGGGCTTTATAACCTTGTCTAGTAGAATACATTTGACCTATTGTACTTCCACCCATAATAGATAATATTGCTAATTGAAATCCTGTTAACCCAAAAATCATTAAGATGACTCCACTTCGTATTCAATTGCTTGTATTTGGAATGGCATTGAATTAGGTACAGTAATAACAGGCACTACATTAATACCCCATCCATTGCCGCCATTGTTGTCTTGTATAACATCTGTGCGTGGTGTAATAACTGTTCCAACAGGACTTGTTGCTGCAAGACTAAACTGCCTGTTAGGAACAGGATTACCATCAATGTAAATGCCAGCACTTTCATAAACACGCACATTCATACGGCAAATCTTTTTCTCTCGCATTACATTGTCACCACTACCTATAGTGGTATTTAACGGCATAGGTTCAATTGTTGGTGTAAATGGAAACCCTACTTCAACACAATCTATGCCTGTAATTTCATCGTTAGTTAATGTTATCTCTCCATTGGATACTGTTTTTTCACCAATGTTTACGCGACCTACAATAACACCATCTGTAGTTTTACCACCAACTACTTGTAGCTTACAACCGTTATAAATATCTAATGTTGTAATAGTATTTAAACTGCTAGTTTGAAAATATGCACCATCAAGCATACGGTCATAATTCCACTTTTCTATATTCCATCGATATCCTGCACCTGTTTGGAATCGTTTTGCAACCTGATACATTTCGTTTTGCACTACTACACAACTTTGTATAGCCGATGTGTTAGTTGCATCATCTATATTTGCTGCTGCTTTTACTGACGTAAACCCATTTATATCTTGAACGCGAACCGTATTTAATATAGACGCTGTACCATCTGTATTGACTATAAATACCCAATTAGCATCCTCTGATGACGTACCTGACAATACGGCTATATCTACTGGCGTTTTTATTAAATGGCTTGATAAAACACTTATATCTGCTGACGTATATGCATCCTCGTTAAAACTAAACACATACTGTCGAATAGACTGACCGTTTTGGTCTACAAATAATGACGCGCCATCTATTGATGTTATGTCAACAGGTAACGAACCATGTTGTGTTTGACTTACAATAGACACTGTACTTGGTGTATTATTTTCTACAACAAACTCTGCTCCTCTCGTAAATACTTGTAACCCTCTATCCGAGTTTATATTTACAATTGATGTAAGATTTTTAGAGGTAAGCGTAAGAAACATTCCTTCATCATCTGCGCCATCTTCAAAAAAGAAATCAAAAAACGAACCTGACTTAGATGCAAACAAACTTTGTGATTTAGATTTAGTACCACCCAACCACAAGCGCCCAGCATGAAAAGCGCCCATTTTTGGATAACCCCGTGTTGTTGACCATACATCTTCTTTGCGTGGCGAACCATTTGCTGTTTTTGCAAACGCTAATGTTTTACTAGCTGTACCCGATGTAGGAAACCCCGAATACAATTCAAAATCTTTTGTTGATTCCCCAGAAATTGTTATATCAAATATTGCGCTACTAACATAAGTTACCGCAACACCTGTTTCGCCAAATACAGGCATTTCCTGTAAGTTTTTTTCTAAATTAAATTTAGTAGATTGTTGTTGGTCCGCTCCAGCTACACCAGCAAATGTAATATTTTTACTTAATACACCTTCAATATCTATTTGATAAGTATCCCCTGCAACAAAACTATTAAAAGTTAAACGTTGCACATCATTAGCAGGCGTAGGACTATTATCATCGTTATAATCAAATTGAGGAACATTCAAGTACGGAATATCATCCAGAGCAAACGAATTATAATTAGAAAAACCATCATTTATAATGCGTTTAGATGCATGGTTTTCGTGAAACAACAACATAACCTGTTCGGTTTGACAATGGCGTACATCCATTATCTCTGTTTCTGTGTAGTCCATAATTAAATCAGCACTATGTAACGTAGTATCACCGCACAAATAGATTGCCATATTGCCTTCCGTCAACACACATAAATACTGACGGTCATACTCAACAGCAAAATCAAACATTTTTACTGCATTAGTTGTTTCAGTGCCAATAGCTTTTTCAGTTTGTAAATTAAACTCTGCAAGGTTTATTGTTTGTGAGCCTAAATCACCTGTACTATCACCAGACCTTACTAAGCGCCAATATCGTTTAGCCAACGTCACACGTTTTCTAAATGTTAGTTCGGTGTTATTTACAGCAAACGTTTCTGCTGTAGTCCAAGCTGCATTATCTGTTGAATACTGCAATTTAAGATTACATACCGTTGCTGATACAGTAACCGTTTTAATCTTGCGTATGTCTAAAAACAGTATCTCTGTCGTTGTTGACGTAATATCATAATGCGCTACAACAAAATCAGGTTGACCAGATGTGCCACCTGTACCTATTACATTCGTTGTTGTGTTAGTCGCTAAATTACCATCGTTAATATTACCAGCCGTACCACCACTAGGCATTGTAGGGGTTGTCGTATTGCGTATAAGCGGCAATATACCTTCGCCTACTACTGACGTACCAGCCCTGCGCTTTAAACCGCCCTGCGGCACAATAACAACATTTTCTGCTGTAGAGGTTCCTGCGTAATATTGGTTTAAATCAGTACGACCTTTTAACAACGGTGACAATTCACCGCTGGCAAAGCTAGTTTGTATGAATCTTGACTTAGCCATTTAGCGCCTCACGGCAATAAACGGTTGGCTTCTCAGTGGTTCGGTCGGATGTTGTTGGGAATCAGTAAATCGTGCCATGCGTGACGCATTTGCATACTTAGACGCATTTTCTGATAATGATGCAGAACTATCTCTAATAGACGTAGCAAAGTCCATTGCCAATGCATATTCAATCATTTTAGCAAAATAAACAGGAAACTCGCCTTCTGCTACATTTGCAGTGTAATCAATATACAACGACCCATTATAGTTACAATGGAGTTTGTCACTATAAATTTGATATGGAATCGCTTGGTTTACATTTATTAGGGTAATTAAATCTGTTGGCAACTGATAAATTTGCCGCCATTCGTTACCTATTGGCGTGTCAACTGTTAGAGCTAACTGCGCCTTACGCCTAGCAAACCCCCATCTAAATTTAGATAGTTCGTTTTGAACAATGCTATCGTAAAGATTATTAGCAACTGTTTCTGCGCGAGAGTTTCCACTCAAAGAAGTGACAGGCAAATCACCAATCAATATAAGTGCATTGGAGATAAGTTTAATCTTCTCTGCCATTAGAAACCTCTTTAGAAAGGGGGCTTTCGCCCCCTATCTTTAAGCAGTTATAACTATGCCAGCACCCATTACAACAGTTGTACCGTTGTTAGATTCGACATAACTAATACGTCCAGTTGGCGTACTTCCAGTTGTACCAATGATAATCATCGCATCGCCAGCGTTTAACTCATCTTTCGCACTAGCAAAGTAATTAGTATCAGCAGTAACAGTTGAAGTCGCATCAGCAGTTGAATACTGCCACGTTGCACCACCTGTACCAGATCCACCTATTCGGCATAAGCCATCTCTTGAAAAAGCCATGTTTATACCTCCTATGCGGTCTGCGTATATTGGACTTTAACCAAACCGCCTTCATCGCGTACAACCGAGCCAGCTTTCAATGCTCCGTTACACAACCATGACGTGCGTTCTGGTATCCAGTTAACTTCAGTCTTCATGTCAATGCCAATAGCAAGTCCTACCGCTGGTCGATTAAAGAACCAGGAATCGACTACGTTAGCTGCTACTGTCAAACCGCCTTCAGCCCTATCGCTTATTATCATAAACTTAAATCCAACAAGCGTATCAATCTCTCCAGACACAAGAGCTTTAATATTTTGGAAATCCGACGATGTTGCATTAGTATCATTAAGAAGACCACTTAAACCAAGCGCATTAACAACCGCAAATAATTCCGTATTTGGAACATTTTGATTGCGTAATTCTACTTGGGCTTTGATGACTTTTGCCATATTAAGGTTAGTTCCTGCACCACCAACTGCCGTACCAACTGTAGTAGTCAATGGCGTAGACGCATCCATAGCATCAATTACTAACTGGTCACATCTTCGACCCAAAGCACCAGCAATAGTATTTGCCAGTTCTTGCTTTTCATCAAAGTTAACATCTTGCGCATCGAACATATCAGTATATTCGGGTGCGTTCCAGTTAGTTAGTGTTGCTGTTTTAAACTCATGCGTTACATCCATTGGTGTTACTAAATCAGATGTAGACTTTTGGTTAGCGAGACCTGTTCCCATACGACGAAATTTGTATGTGTCACCAATCACATTGTTGCGCTGTGTAACCGCTGGCTTGAGCATGCCCATGCCTTGATAAGCCTGTTTTACCATGCTATCAAATTCGGTTACGGCAACACTTGACAGTGTTTTACTCATAACAATCCCCTGAAAAGGTTTCAGTTAAAAAAAAGTTTTCCAAGGTTTTTGCTAAGTATCCCAGTAATGAGGTTAGCGTCCAACCTAAATTACTGGGCGATAGAATCGGTATCCAGTTTGCCGATTATAACCAATTTATAACGTCAATCAACCCATTATTTGAACATTTGGCAAATCGCCACCAAACTCTTGCATCATACGTTGCACTTTTTTCTCATGTTCTGGACTAACCGACCGTAACATTTGTCCGTCATCTGTCTTTTTAAACATTTCGGCTTCGATGTCTTGCCAAGTAATTCCTGTAGGACTTTCACCGCCTTCAATTGGCAATCTGGCAGGCGCTAATGCTTTACGCACTAACTCAGCTAAACGAATGTTATCGGCTGACGTAACTAATGTTGATGCTTCTTCATAGTCATCATTATCTAATCCGTTTCTTAAACAACCATTAATAGAGTTAATTCTTTGCCCTGCATCATTTCCAAGTTTAGCTAATTCTTGTTCTTTAGATACTTCTTCAGCTACTTGTGCTTGTGTTGTTAGCAATTCCCAACCTTCCTTAAAGGCTTCTGCTGACATATTGTATTTAGAACCATATTCGTTCATTGCATCATACAAAGCATCTTCTTCCATTGCATTGTCTGGACGCTCATAACCATCTTTAGGTGCGCCAGTAAATCCACCAAACTTAGCTAATAACTCAGGATAGGCTTTAGCTTGCTCTGCAACAGACTTGTATTTGTCTGCTTTATACCACTCTGGAACATCGCCTGTGCCTTTTACACCTTCACTTAAATAGTATTCACCCTCTCCTAGCTCTGGTGCTACCTGACCTAGCAGAGTATCGCTTTGTTCTGTCGTTTCAACAGCTTCTTCAACGGTCTGCTCTTCCATAGTTTACTCCCAAGGTAAATAAATAATTTTTCGATGCTTTCCTAATGGCTGATGCTTCATCATAATTTCACATAATTGCCTTTTGCCATTTTTTACAGCCAACATATTTATATCAATCCACTCAACATGCACATTTTTTCGATAACAACGAAACGCTCTAAACTTATGCACATATTCAAACTTATCAAACTCGTATTCATCCGCTAATTTTTGCAACCAATCAAAATCAAAACCAATAGTTTCTAAATAATCGGGATGAAAAGACGGTGTTGGGTCAGGCAAAATTGTTTCTACTGTTTTTTTCTTTCTTTTTTTTGTTTCTGTCATAATATTTCTGCCTGTTGTAATTGATTTGCAATAAACTTAATTACACCTGTTTCTCCATTATGGTAGGCTGCTTCGTAATTAACATTAGGACTTGCAAACGCCGTATCGTTATTCCACAAAAATCGTTTAGTCAGGTCTTCTAAAACCCTTTCGCCATCTTTTGTTTGAAATAAACGGTGATATGCTTGTGCTAATTCAGCCGCTTCCCTGCGCTTTTCAGCATTATGTTTTTGAGCTTCATCTTTATTTAATGAAGTGTTATCAATGTCATTCCATGTCATTGCATTTGCATTTGAGGCCCTTCATTTTGTGCTGACGGTTGCATGCCTGCCTCCATGGCTTGAGCCGCTGCTTGGATGTATTGTTGTTTTTCCATTTCACTTCTTACTAACTCAGATGGCATACCTGTTTTTTGTGCTGCCCATGTTCCAAAGTTTTCCGTTTTAAATGCTAATGAACTTTGTTCTGCTCCTGCTGTTTGCATAACAAACGATACTGCTTGTTGGACAGATAATAAATCCTCACCGTCTTGCGCTTTAGCTAATGGTGACAAAAATTTAATTTCAACATCTCTGCCATTGAGTTGAATAGGTGTAATTAAACCTCTGCGTGATAAAATATACACAACACGTTTAATAATAGGTATAAGAACTTCTGTTTGCAACCGACCAAACGCACTACCAATTCGTTTTGCTAACTCCCTTGATTCAATTGCTACCTCTGTAGCTGAACGAACTGGCCCTGCTGGGTCGCGCAAATCATTAAATAATGCTCGTTTGATTGCCATCTGTAATTCAGTTATTTCAAACTCTACTAAACTTAAATTAGCACCAGTATCTAATCGTTGAATTGATGGATTAGCGCTATTATTAGACCCTACTGGAATTACGATTCCGGGCGAAATAGAAATATTATAAGGATTAGTCACACCATCATCCGTTGCGGTGTACATTCCTGCTAAATCTATTGCCGCTTTCTGTAAAACAAACTCTTTCGTCTTGTTTAATGATTTAGCATCGGGTAATGCTTGCAATGCTGGGCCTCGACCCCTTACTTCACCCGATACTTTTGAATATCGACCTGT